CGCGATCATCATCAAGAGACCTGATGATCTTGGCATACATGCAACCGGATGGGTGAAGGATGAACGCGAGTGCAATAACCCTTGCCGCAACAAGACGATCTACATTTACGACATGGCTGACATGGGTGCAAAAGATTTTGCCATTATGAATATAACCACTCCATATCAATCATTCGAAATCGAACAATGGGTAGCATCATGTCTACTGCCGTCAAGATCCCCGTCCCCGAGATCCTGATCAAGGGCGAGCCCCTGATCCTTGAGTTTACCCCGGAGGAATGGGCGAAGCTGCAAGCTGAGAGGATTGCGGGGGTGAAGCCGTGTTATACCACGGTACTTCCGTCACGCTCTGCACTGCGAACCCACATCAATATCTACTGCTCACACAACAGACTTATCATTACGAGAGCTCTACCTCATGCGGAAGAGATCAAGGTTGACGGTCACGTGAAGCAGTCGTTTTATAGCGGGGCATCAATGGCCGTTAATAGAGCACTCGGTATAGGGCCTGAGAGATTCTACATCTAACACAAACCAGAACACGGAGGAGTACATGAACACGAACCCGACACCGCAACAGGTTGCAGCGCTCTGCAACGACACGACACTGCACGAGGCCTTGTCATGGTTGAACAACTTCAACGCCATGATGGGGATCGATATTAACCCGATCGAATTCACCCTGGCCATGAGGGATCGAGGGTTCGACTTCGACACGCGTCACGAATTCAAGGGCATAGCCGATGTCACCCTTGATATCAACGGGCTAGTCGACGGGAAGGTCGACTGCGAAGTCAGCGTATCAATGCTCTGCAAGCTGCCGACAGGGTTCGACCCTGACAAGCTCTGCGACGACCTGCACAACGGCTTTGTGATGCTCGTCAACGACACGGCAAAGGGTAACGCTGCCCCGGGCACGTCGGGCACCACACGCCGGCGATGGACAGATGAAGAGGATGAGATGATCATTCACTTCGGCATCCACGAAGTAGCGAGGCAGACAGGCAGGACATTGGCCGCGATCTACTCACGCAAAGTGAAACTCAGGAAGGAAGGGCGACTGAAATAATTCCTGGTTGCACTTGAAAAAGTCGAATCTGTTCTGTATTCATAGTCACATGATGACCCCGACGCACAACAGAATAGATTTCAAAGGATTCGAGTCCCATTCGGGGTCATCAGCTCGAATCCTTTTTCTTGCCCCTCACCCGAAGGTTTGGGGCATTTCTCTTTCTCCCCACAACAAGGTTTGCACACCCCTCGTTAAAACGTGTGCCGCGCTTACGAGCCGCCTGATATAGGTACTGGCTGTGTCGCGGCCCGTGACGTGCACACCGCGATGGACGAAGCAAGCAAACAGTTACGGACTTCTCACCGGTTCGCCGTAACTCTCAGAGTGCGCTCTCGCAAGAGAGGGACCGCATATCACGTACGCATAGGTTTTTTCCCGCACGTTTGCACCGAGTGATATGTTTTGCGTGTTGTCTCAGCCTGCCGACGGAAGGTAGTCTACAAGATGCATCGGTATTCCTTTGGAACCGGTGTGTCTAGCCGCCTCTGATAGGTAGTCTTTCAAATACCCCTTATCACTAACTCAACACAGGACACTTGTACCCATGAACAAATCATCTAGCGGTACCGCAACGAGCATCATCACATTCACTCTCTTGATCCTCATGTTTGTCAGCATCACTTGGTTCAGATGGACGATATTCAAACGCGCTCATCCTCATGCTGGGCTGATCGAATACATTTTTCACGACTAACCTAACCGGAGCCCTTCATCATGAGCAACGACAGATTCAAATTCAGAGCATGGTTTCGTGACCGTTGGCTGCATTCCTACGAAAAGCTTGGAGGCTGCAGTATCTCCGGGGAAACGATGACAATCGGCGGCTGGCTTAGCGAGGTCAAAGTAGAAGATCTAAACGACGTCATAATCGAGCAATGCACCGGACTCAAGGACAGCAACGGCAAGCTGATCTATGAGGGCGATATTGTTCGCATGTCCCATATGTACCATGAATGCTACTGTAGCGGTATGTGTTGCGAATGTCAGCCAATCAAAGGCGATACGGTTGGAGTAGTGGCACTGCTGCCATCAGAGGGATATGTCCTGAAAAACAATCATTTCATTGACGACGAAGGCGAATTTGTAGCCAAGCGCAAAAAGTATTGCAAGCTCTACAGCACCCACGAGACTTACTTGCTCGGCAACATCCACGAAAACCCGGAACTGCTCACATGATCTACCTAATCGCCTTCATAGCCGCGTTCAACTTCATAGCGATCATGGTGATCGTATGGATTATCAAGCTGAACGTTGCCGCCAACGCCGACAACATGCGCCACTTTGATGATCGCCTCAGAGAGCTTGAGCGCAAACGATAACAGGAGCCCCTATCATGCCCGACCTACTACCATGCCCATTCTGTGGGAATGCAGCCTTCAGCCTCTACGTGTTTGGCCGATCTGGAGTTTCATGCACAACGTGTTTCTGCATGATGCGAGGTGAAACCGACAGCACTCCCGAGGAAGTGGCGAAAGCCTGGAACATACGCACAACGCCATGCAAATGCTGTGGAGGCAGGCCGCATGCGTATCAGCAAACATGCCTTCACTGCCAAGGTACTGGCATTGAGTAACCCCCTTCCCCGGCACCACGAGGCACGTTGCCTCACCCGTTAAACGGTTCAGTTCGAAATGTCAGGTGCCGGGGATTTCTATTTCAACATGAGGTACTGACATGCACGACTTCACCGTTCCTGATTGGGAGATGGATACATTCATCCGAGGCGTCCTTGCCGCGTCAAGCACCACGATAGACGGCATACTGTCTGACGCATGCCCGCTGCTTACTGAAGGCAATCGCGATGAGCTTGCCGGTGAATATGGCACTGCTCTGACCGAGGAGATCGAAGAACTCTTCAGCAAGGTCCGCAAGGAGGTTGAGGAGTTAGCGCAGCAGGCAACATACTGCCGCGACGAACTTCGTGATGAGATAGCCGAGCTTAAACAGGAACTGTCAAGATACGAGGAGTGACACATGATCTGCCCCCTATATCAGTTCGGTGAGATCGTTATCGACCTGAGCAAGCTCGTGTCTGTGTCGTGCGAATTCAGCATTGTCTTCTGCAGGTTTGGAGGAAGCGACTATCAGCGCGACTTCAGTATGGAGGTGATAGACGATTCGGCCAAGGCTCAAACAAAAGCCGAGCAGGCATGCGCCGACCTCCTCACGCATTGGTACGCAATCAAAATACAGGAGCACGAACGATGCAATTCAAGTTCGAGCAAGTCATCGGCCACGGCGGAGTGACCATGGAGTACATCGCGGAGATCGAAGATGTAGCTTTCGCACGACTGCAGGCCGAGAAGATCTCATGCAACGGTGACGGTAGGTACGCAAGCATTCAAGGCAACACCTTGTGGTGTGGGATGCTGAGCAGTCAAACCGCTCACGACATCGACATCTACCACATCAACAAGCAAGGGCACCGAGTCACATTCCCCGGGATGCAGACGTACGTCATTCACAAGCTTGGTGAGAAACTCGGGATCCCCGTCAACCTCGACAGGAGTCGTTACTGATGTCAAGAATATCAAAGCCAGGCCAAGTCCGCCTGAACACTGAATGCGGCGACCTCGCCGTCTACGTCACGATCGACCCTGAGCACTATGGACAGGCTGTTGCACTCAAGATCAAGCATGACAGGCTGATCCTCCTGGCCGGGTTTGAAAGCCTTGTTCTCCTCCCCGACGACATCGACAAGTACCTCAAGTCAAATGGTGCCGTCATGCAATGCGAGATCGTGAGACGACCTGCAAGCACCGGCGACTTTGCAGCCCTACGCTACAGATCCCCTCACGAAATGCTTGAACAATGCATGCACGACATCGCCAAGAAGTTCAACGCACGCTTCGACGTCACAACAATGCGCAACGTCGAGAACATGCTTCGCGGCACGCTAGGAGTGTTTAATCAAACGCAGAGCTTCGCAAACTTGGATTCCGTGTATGACCCTAGGGTTAGGCCGTAAAGTCGCTCAGCGTCGCTTAAAACGCGAAATAGAGGCATCTATGAATCTCTCCTTCATTATCAACGACACGCATCTCGGGGAAGTGGCGGTGCACTGCAACCTCCCTGATCATGTCTACGCCATGACTCAAGCAGGCAGGATAGCAGGGGATACGGTTGTCCTCAAGGATACGTCGACAACCCTGAATCAGTGCAAGCTGATCATCAACGGTCGATGTAAGCACATCATCTACTTTCACGCTGCAGGCATCCATCTGTTCGGCCTGACAAATCAATGCACCAAGAAACTCGCTGAGATACTGAAGGTCAGCGCACAAGTACAGGAGATACCTGATGAATACGGAAACGGAGGTAACTACAGCACACGAACCCGTTCGTATAGCTATTCCTGACACCGACATCGTCCTTGAGTTTACGCCCGAGGAGTATGCGAAGGTTGTCGGGGCAATGATTACGAGGGATCTGCATTGTGGGTGGGTTGGATCGCCTTTCGCGTTTGCCTTCACGGACACGTCGCAAGGGTATCGCGTCCTTGCACGGCCATGCGGTTTCGAATACAGGCTCCATAGGATGAGAGAAATCGAGAAAATCCGCCGACACTTCAATCACTAAAAAACCCCGACCACCGCGAGCCGGGATGATCAGGGTTCACACAAACCTAACGGGAGAGGTAATTCCCCGCAAGATTTTCTATTATAACCCCAACCCATAAGGAGAACAAGCATGTCAAATGAAAACGTAGTCGGTATCGGGTGCAAGATCACGCCGGAGCAGTCCGAGCGGATCAAGCACGGGCACCGGTCACAGGGGCATGGTGCCAAGACCGCAATCCTCTTGTACCCTGCACTGAGGGAGCTTGCCGTTAAGCAGTTCAAGAAGTTCTTCACGGAAGCACAGCTGATTGAGCTTAACAACCTGCCGATCATGTCGGGTAGTCGTAAGCGCCTGATCAGTGCGGCTGCTGAGGAGGTGAGCGAAGAGCTCGCAAAGCGCATCGAACTGCTGCATGACATGGAGGTATTGATCCTCAGCGATATGATCGCACAGCAGATGCTCGAAGATCTGATCGAGCGTGAAGAACTCGACCCGAACGATCCAGAGCTTGCAATCTGAAGTAGCGTAGCTATCGTCAGTAAACAATCTTCGCGGTGCACACACAGGGTTATCGGGAGTAACCGCATCGCGCAAGGAGGTCGAGTTGCTACTCGTGTGTCACGGGTAGTGACTCATTCACAACAACACAAACCCGAAGGAACAAACCCATGGACGAACAAACCATCAAGGATGCGATTGACCTCGCATGCAAAGAGCTGAACGATCAGCTGACGAAGGAGACCGAAGGGCTGCTCATCGCCCTGCAGAACACTCTCGGTGAGAACGACGGCGACTCAGGCACGGTGTCGGTAGGGACGAAGATCAACCTGCAGGCAGAGCAAGGCAAGCAAACCATTGACGTCGATGTCAAAGGCAGCTTCGTCGAAGCCCGTTGCAAGTTCGCATCCGAAACCAAGACCGTCGGCGACCCGGATCCTAACCAGCAAAAGCTACCCTTCGAAGAGGATACAGAAGAGGAGCAGCCTGGTGACTAAGACTTGCCGCTTGACTCAACCCCCTGCATCTCCTTGCACCCCGTTTCTCCATAATGCCTACGGGGTTGCCTCCAACAACGCAGGATGAGTCGAGATCCCTCCCCGGCTGCCGTCTGCCGGTGCAAGAAAAAGGCGGCACCTATTTCACACACACAAACCACAACGAGGAGGATAGGGGAATGAATCTCGAACAACTCTTCATGCTGTTCATCGTCACACCGGTAGGAGTGGTACTGCTCGTCGCTATCGTGGTCTACTGCATCGCTCGTGTCGTCTCCATGATCTGCACCAAGTTCATCCCCGACAGAATCTGTAGCGTGTGCGAGATGATGCCGGCGGAAGTGTCAGTAGGCGATGAGTACTATTGCTACACCTGCCATTTCATGACGCACGTTTTCGACAATGACGTTGAAGCGAAGCACCTTGACGACTGATGATTGAGCAGCATCAAGACCCGCGATATCAGGCCATACCTGACGACTTCGATATCAACCACAACGACAACCCCGAGGAGATACAAATGCGCGTTTACTTCGACTTGGAGACTTCAGGCCTAAACGAATGGAAGCACTCCATCACTCAGGCTGCATTCTTCTGTCCGCACACACAAGAACAACTTGAGCTGAAGATTCAGTTCGATGAGAACGAGGCTGACCCGAAGGCCCTTGAGATCAATCACTACAACCGTGACGTATGGCAACGCGAAGCAGTCATGGTACACGCAGCGGTTGAGAGGATCAGCGACTACCTGCGCCGTCATGCCTGCGTTGAGAAGATCAGCAAGAAGACGGGCAAGCCTTATCAGGTCGCTCAGCTCTGCGCCTACAACGGCAAGAAGTTTGACGGGCCATTCCTTCAGGCATGGTTCAGGAAGCAGAACGCTTTCCTTGCCGCTGATTACAAGATCCTCGACACTCTCGCCCTGGCAGAGTTCATGTTGCCACACCTCGAATCACATAAGCTTGAGGTTGTAGCAAAAGAACTCGGCTGCTTCCGTGACGGTGCACACGATGCCATGATCGACGTGTTCATGCTCTGCGACGTCACTCAGACACTCGAAACACGAATCAACTACAAGGAGTCTGCACCATGTTCATAGCTGGATCCGTATTTGGTATGATGCTATTCTTCACCCTCGTCACCATTCTCAAACACAAACAAGACCCCGCACCGATCAAGCCCTACGCCCCGCCTATCATCGCCAACATCTGGAAGGATAAGGCCGGGGAGTATCGCTGGAAGGTAGGCTTCGAAGTCCAAGGAACTTTGGACGAAGTCGACTGGAAGTGCGACAGCACGGAAGGATTCGACACCGAGGCAGATGCCTTCTGCAACATGGAGGTGTTCGTCTGTCGCTCGTATGAACCAACGCTAATCAAACTGGGAGAACAAGAGAATGCTGAATAGATCAGAGTTCCTGCAACGAAGGAAGGAAGGGATTGGCGGGTCAGATGTAGCAAGCATCGCCGGCATCTCACCATGGGGTACGCCCTACGACGTCTACAGGAGCAAGGTAGAGGACGTCAGCGACGACGAGGAAGAGAAGGAGCATCTGCACTGGGGTAACGTCTTGGAGGACGTCATCGCCAAGGAGTTCGCACATCGATCAGGGTTGAAGGTTCAACGTCGCAACACCATGTTCCGACACCCGGAGCACCCGGAGCTGATCGCGAACATCGACCGCTACATCACGGGTGAACGTGCGGTGCTTGAGTGCAAGACAAGCTCCGAGTTCATGAAGGATGAATGGGGACCGGACGGCAGCGACCACGTCCCCCTTCAGTACCTTGCACAGGTGCAGCACTACCTTCACGTCACCGGGTATCGTCTGGCGTACCTCGCAGTCTTGATCGGCGGGAATAAGTTCCACTGGTACAGGATCGAGTACAACGAACGCTTGGCACTGGCGCTGCAGGAAAAATCCCTTGCGTTCTGGAATGAGAACGTGCTCAAGCGGATCCCCCCGCCGCCCGTGTCCGAGGAGGATCTGAAGATCATGTATTCGAAGGGCGACCTCGATGCGATCACGGCAGTGCCAGACATCATCACCCTGCACAGTCAGCTTATCGCTGCACAGAAAGGCGTCAAGGATGCCATGGACAACGTCAAGGAGATCAAGACAGAGATCAAGGCGTTCATGGGTGATCACAGCGCCCTGCTGCATCCTGACGGGCAGATCTTGGCGACATGGAAAAACGTCAAGAGCAACCGCCTCGACGGGACGGCACTCAAGAAACTCAACCCCGCACTTCACTCGGAATTCTGCAAGACTTCTGAATCACGGACCTTCTTGGTCAAAACCCCAAAGGAAAAGTAGAGCATGGCAGAGAAACAAACATCAACCGAACTCGCAGTCGTGGAGGATGCACCGCTGACCGAAGCAGTGTCGACCGACATCGACAGCATGATGCTGACAGACACGGGATTCAATCAGGTCATGCGTATGGCCGACGTTATGGCCAAGGGTGTCAGCACTATCCCGAAGCACCTGCAGGGCAACCCCTCTGACTGCGCCGCCATCATCATTCAGGCACGGTCATGGGATATGAGCCCGTATGCGGTAGCTCAGAAAACGCACCTTGTGAACGGCACACTTGGCTATGAGGCTCAGTTGATTCACGCTGTGATCCTCAAGAGCGGAGTGTTTCAGGGTCGTCCGCACTTCGTCGATGTCGGCAACTGGGAGTCGATCGAGGGCAAGCAGACCAAGTACGGTGATGCTGCTGAGAAAGGGCTCGGCATCAAGGTTATCGCAACACTCAGCGACGGCACGACCTGCGAGCACACTTGCTTTCTGTCTACATGCAAGGTTCGCAACTCGCCGAACTGGACGACGAAGCCCAAGGTACAGTGCTCCTATCAGGCCATCAAGGAGTTCGCCAGGTTGCATACTCCTGACGTTATCCTTGGCGTCTACAGCAACGACGAACTCGACCCGCAGGCATCCGGCCGGATTCAGATCACTGAGATCAACGAGGCATCGTCTCGCACCGATGCGCTTGAGTCTCTGATCTGCGACAAGCCCGAAGTCACGGTAGAGCCGGAATCGATCCCGCCGGCCCCTGAACCGACGGAAGATCCGAAGCCCAAGAAGCCGACCAAGTCTGCGGTCATCGCAGCCGTGGGCAAGGCAGGGTTGAGCGATCAGATCCTGAACGACTACCTCCTCGACAAGGGCAAGATCAAGGAAGGCCAAGGCTACATCGACGCCTCCCCCGATCTCCTGCGTCGTATCGTTGACAATCCGAAGGGCGTTGCCGATGCTGTCAAGGCATGGGCTGAAGAAGCGTAAACAACAAACAACAAAAGGAGTACTGAATGAAACAGTACATCGGCACCAAGGTAATCTTGGCACTCCCTATGAACCGGGAGGACTACAATGTCTATCGTGGTTGGGAACTTCCGAGCGACGAAGATGGTACGGATGAGGGATACTTAGTTGAGTATCCCGATTCCCCCAATGCCAATCACGCCAAACATGCTGGCTACATCTCGTGGAGTCCAAAAGAACAGTTCGACGCCGCTTACCGCGAAACTAGCGGTATGAACTTCGGCCTTGCCCTTGAAGCTATGAAGAAAGGTAAGAAGGTGGCCAGGAGCGGTTGGAACGGGAAGGGACTGTTTGTCTTCAAGCAGGTTCCATCGCCCATCGGACCAGACATTGTGCCGAAGATGACTTCGCTTCCGCAGTCAGTCAAGGATGAGTTCATCAATCGTGGGCAAGGTCCGAACTATTGCAACCAGATGGCAATCGTCAAGCAGGACGGATCTGTCGATTCGTGGGTTGCTTCCTCATCTGACACATTCGCTGACGATTGGATGATCGTCGAATAACATCCTACCACACGCCCCGGCTCAGCTCTGTTACGCCCTATCCTGCTGAGTCGGGGCACTTCTCTCAACTCTCAAAGCAAAAGGTCGAATAATGTCTGGATACAAATGCCATATTTGCAACTACAACGGTGATGAGCCCGGTGACAAGATCTGCGAAACATGCTTGGGCGACTTCCCCGATCAAGGTGATCACGGTGCCCCGGCCATGTGCGACTGCGGCAGTGAGAAGTTCGACGTTGCCTGCCCTAGGTGCGGTGAGCTCATGACAGAGTCGGACTTCTACGACATCGCTCAACTCCCTGATGACGAGGCTCTGTTCGATGCGGAAGGTTAAGTTCTTCGTCGGAGGGATGGAGCCGCGCCCAAAGGGATCCTACAACGCATACGTCGTGAACTGGCCAAGGACAAAAGACAAGGTGATGTCCCTCTGCAGGTCCATACTCGGCGGCAGGAAGTTCTTCCCCATGACGCAGGTAGTACCGGCTAGCAAAGGGATGAAGAAATGGGAAAAGGCAGTCAACGACAAAGCCCGCACCGCCATGCTTGCCGACCCTGGACCTATCGAGAACCCCGTCATTGTGAAGATGCAGTTCTTCCTTAAGCGTCCTCAGAACCACACCGGCTCCGGCCGCAACGAGGGAGTACTCAAGGAGTGGGCTGAACGCCTGCTCCCGACAAAGACCCCTGACCTTGACAAGCTCATCCGCTCAACGAACGACGCCATGACAGGGGTCGTGTACACGGATGACTGTCAGATCGTGGCGATCATCCCTACGAAACGCTACGGCAAGAACCCCGGTGTCATGATCGAAGTCGCCGAGATGACCCTTGAGATGCTTGACGTTTTCGACAAGATCTCGATCGAATCACTTGTGCGCCCACCGGAGATGATACAGCAACAACTTAACTTGTGAGGACGATATGGTCCGCTTCGAATATGAAGACACGGCTATCGAGCTGACCGATGAACAGTACGCCAAGGTGATAGCGTATCGCATAGAGCACGGTCAGGTCTTCACGGATTGCCGTAGCGACCATGTCTACATCACCTCTGAGCCATATGATGATGAATTCGGTTCATTACCTGACGAGCCCATTATTACGGTAGACTGGGCGGAGTTCACGGACGGTAGAAGGAACATGATGCATCTCGATGAGGTGTACACAAAACTACTTAACGGACAAGGAGGAGAGGGAACATGCACACATGTAACTGCCCACACTGCGGACAAGCCCTAGAACTGCGCCCTGCCGTCATTCAGGACGTTGACCTGTTCGGAGTCCCTACGTCAACACAAAAGCCCTCAGCGTCCACTACAAGGCTTCCTGATCGCTTTGAAGAGTGGTGGAGCCATTACCCAAGGAAGATCGCTAAGGTTGCATGCCGCAAGAAGTGGAAAGCAAAGAAGCTTGATGCCCGTGCAGAGATGCTGATCGGCGCACTCCTCGAACAGATTGAGCACGACGAGAAATGGAAGGAAGGGTTCATCCCTCACCCGTCTACATATATCAATCAAGAACGTTGGGACGACGAGGTGCAGTACGCAGTCGAACCCGTCGAGGTCAATCACGACCTTGAGATGATCCGTAAAGCCCGTGAGGCGGCGGAGCGGGACAACCTTCAATATTGAGGTGCGATATGGTTGAGGTTCCGATAAAGCTGAAGCCCGTGTTTCATACTGCCCTACTCACCATTGATGTAGCCCCTGAGGACACGATCATCGACGCGGTCATCAACATAGAGGATGAGGCGTTTGCTGCTGTTCAGGCATTGCGCGTAGAGGGAGAGCTTGAGATATTGTGGCAAGACTGGTGCGGCGACATGACGTTCTCGGCCCACAAGGGCGGCGTGTACATCGATCGCATTGTAGAGATACGCTATCGTCCACAAAGGGGGTACGAGCCGTGCTATATGTTCGGACAACGCATAATGCAAGGACCGCCCTTCTAATGGTAACAGACTCAGGACAAACAAAGCTGATGGCGTGGTGCCGGTCGAACTGGAAGATGTTCCTCCAGAATTCAGGCGACAAGTTCCAAGGATATCTTCAATGGTTCGGAGAGCACAACACGGATGAGAGTGCAGTGTTCGAATCCCTCCGGCGTATCGAGAAGGATCGCATGGAGAAAAAGAAGTTCAGCAACCTCGATCAACCGTCGCTGCTTGAATGGAAGTATCACTATCGCAAGGTCATGAAGGAGCGTGAACAGGAAGAGGAGGAGGAAGCCCTTACAACAGAGTGTGAGTTCTGTCAGAGCAGAGGCCGGCGGTACCTTGTCATTCACGCTGACGGCGGGAAGATGAACGAGAGCCTGATCACAGCACTCCCCCCGATGGAGGAGATCAAAGCTTACGTCTACCTCGGCACGATACCTTGCACATGTTCAGGCGGCAGGATCTTGATGAGACATGGTGCGAGTGTGCAGAAGAAAAAGCAGATGGACCCGCATCGCTGGCATCACGTCGTATCGACACAGTCTCACACGTTCACCGACGCTCAGAAGCTCATGGACGAATACATCAAACATCGCAACGTCAAATATCACAACATGACAATGGAGGAACAACAACCCGACATCGAGTTACGCAATCAGTTCATGAGACTCATGCAGGCTGCGGCCGCCGGGGTGATCCCCCTTGGCCCACCGAAGTATGAACGCCGCCAGGAAGAGGATATCGTGGCGGAGACTCATGTAGTAGAAACAGACGACTTGCCTTTCTAAGGAGACCACATCAATGATCGAACTGCAATACGGATACATCCCCTACAACCCGGCCGGCGGACACGGTAAGCCCCCGCAGAAGCCCAACGACCGAGGCGGGTACACCGGACACCTCAACCCGGAACTCGTGATCAACTTCGCAGTCGACGGAAGAACACTCAAGGCCGAGACGGTAGGCGGCCGCACGATCAGCATCTACCAGGTCAAGAGTGAAGCCGACCTGGAAGATGGCGATCCGACGCTGTACGAAGTGAAGGATGACCTACTCAAGAAGCTCAGCGCCTTCGGGACTATCGAGCCCGTCAGTACAGCTGTAAGCTCTTCTGAGAGCGAAACGCATGTCGAGGCGGTATCGGCTGCACCTGAAGCCGAAGAACCCGCAGAGGAGCAGGAAACGCCACCTGTCAAAAAGAAGCGTGCTCCGCGTAGGCGTACGACTCGGACACCCCGCAAGAAGAAGTAACATTTCTCTACCCCGCCCCGTGCTCAGGTGAGCCGGGGCATCTCTTTAGGAGGACAGAATGTCAGGCAAGGGTGACACTTATCGACCTGTCGATGAGGAGCGATACCGAAAGGAATACAACAGGATATTCAGGAGGAACAAGACGAATGAGAAGAGCACTACTCGCACTGATGATAATGACGGCAACGATAGGTTGCGCAGCAGAACAACTACCCGAACTCGACAAGACTAAGCCGCTATATCAGAAGCGATGGGGCTTAGGCTTCCCTGCGATCTTCCCTATAGGCGGTGTGAAGAAAGTTCGCATGCCCGACCCTAAGACAATCGCAGAGCTCAAAGAAGAGCTTGAGATGCAAGACCTTCGGCACAAGCAGGCGATCAAGGAAAAGGAGCGTGAACACAAGGAGCGAGAGCACAACTTCGGATCATGGTGCAAGCGTATCGGATGGTTGCTTCTAGCACTAGGGTTTGCCGGGCACTTCTGTTCAAGCTTCGGACCGGTCAAGTCTGCATCGTCATCGGTCATGACGTTAGGGGTGGTTGCTATCGTCGCAGGTTTAGGCATTCAGAAGACCGTAGAGCACGAAACGATACTCACCCTGGTCATCATAGTACCCCTTGGCGGGTTCGCTCTCTATAAGGCTAGGAACTGGTCTGTCAGTCATTTACTCAAACGCAAGAAAGAAGAGGAGCAAGAAGAATCATGAGATGGATCCTGTCACTACTCACACTCGCACTCAGCATCGGCATCGTCGTAACACTCAACTGCGACATCAAGGGGGTCGATTATATGATCGGCCTTATAGCAGGACTGCTGATCTCCGCTATTCACGTCGTGCTCAAGATCGGGAGTTCTATTGTCGAGATGCATCGAACCATGCAGGAATGGAAAGATCTGATGCATGAATCACTTCGAACCATCTACCTGACAGCGCCAGGACACTCGATCGTGCCACGGTTGAGAGAGGCGCTTGAGATCAACCCTGAGGAGCCAAGGAATGACGAGTAACTACGACGCAGTACACGGGCCGTCAACACCACGAGCAAGACGAGTGATCGCCTCATGGTGGGACGTTCAATTTCGCAATGACCCATTCGTCTATCGCGTTGAGGCGTATGACAAGAAAGACGCGTTTAGCAAGGCAGCGCAGAAGCGTAACACTGCCGGAATTGTGGCTGCAAAAGAGGAGATCCACCAACAACCATGCCAACACCTGAACAAAGAACTCGTGAACATGTCCGACGTAATGTGTACGGACTGCAAGGAGATGGTGAATCATGAACTGGAATAAACTGGTAACAGAGACGCGAGGCGAAGTCGAAGAGCCCCGGCCAGAGATGGTGCGGGGCTTTTTTTGTGCTCGGTTACTGAGCTTGACGTCTACTCTGAATAGCGGTAGACCTGATGAGCTGCCGGCGTCTGCGGATCTCGTCGACACCTACACCTTCGCCCGGGAGCACGCTGATCTGCTTCTCGATAGTCCTCAGCCATTGCTCGGACGGGATGCGGGGCATGTACTTGCCCATGATCAGCATGCGGGTGTCAGGCTTCGATACACCTTGCGCACGAAGAATGCGGATGATAGACTTGCGGTCAACCCCGAGATCCTTGGCAGACTGCACGCTCCTTGCCATTTCGGTATATGCCTGCATCCGTGACCGTTCGGAAACTTCATATGCCTCCGTCAACTCCTGATCGGTTACGGTGCCGCGATTCGTCGCAACCCGTGACAGCATTGATGCAGCTTCACTGAACTCACGTTTGAACTGTCTGATCTTGAAGGTCAATGCCTGCTGAGGATCACGGGTCTCAATGCGCTGACCTGCGGCCATGGCCACGAACTCTTTATTCCCCTCAAGGGTCTGACCGTAGCGGTTTACCTTGCCGGCGTAGCCCTGTGCAATCCTGCGAAGGCTTCGGGCAGTGCCAGGCTCTAACGATTCACCGAGATGCAGCGCTGCCTTCGTCAGCTTGTCATCAACAGTGTCGGCCTTGTTCCAGACAGGGGCACCGGTCGCCTTAGTGTTCCTTGCTAGATCGATCAGCTTGCCGAGGAATAGTTCCTCACCGATGAACGGATCAGCAAACTCTTTACCTGCCTTCGTGAACTCGCCCTGCATCAGGAGCTTGAGCGGGGTGCGGATATAATCGTCAGCGTCGACGTAGGACAGGTCAACGTAACTGAACGTTCCGTCATCATTCTTGCCGAGGTGCATGATCGTTCCGTTCTTGCTCCATTCAGGCATGACCAGTTGCCGGAGGTCTTCATCCTCCTTCTTGCTGATCCCGAAGAGGAACCTAGAACCGAGTGCAAGCCCAGTCCAAAACGTTGAGGCCATGAGCATACCGGCCATACGCTGTGCACCGATGTTTCGAGTACGAGGATCCTGAAGTTCACGTGCTGCAAGTGCAGCGGTATTGTAACCTGTGCGAAGCACCTCAGCAGGGAAGCTAATGAACGGGGCGATGAATGGGATCTTGCGGGTTTCTTTGACGGCACGCGGTACAAGTGAGTAGGTAGGGAAGAGGTTGCGGACAAGCCCTGCGGTGTGTCGCTCTACCTGATCTTCACTCCATTCAGGGTGAGCCTTCCGATAGCGGTCCTTCTCAACTTCCCATGACAGCAACTTCCAGACATCATCCTCAATCTGATATGCTGTTGCGAATGCGCCAAGAGTCTTCTTGAACAGGCTTTTCTTTTCAGTTCGATCGATCTCCTGCGAGAAGGATGTCATGCCACGACCTTTCACATCCTTGATCGTATCGCGCAGTTCCCCGGACTTCACGGATTCAAGTGTAACTCCAAGCTCGATAGCACGCCGGGTGTAATCTTCCCACTGGCGCTTGTTGTTGATGTCAACGCCAATGTCGGCAAGCGCTGCCTTGAGTGCCGTGTTCGCGCCCTTGGCCATGCTGCCGATACTGCTAGGAAGCAGGTACCCGTTGCGCATGGCGAACTCGGTATTCGACAGGAGGTTCCTGACGTGCGTCTGAACGCTGCCTACGGTCTTGCTCAGCTTTGCAATACCGTTGAGGTACAAGAGAGACCGGATTGTAGCGTTATTCACAGCTTCGCTTGAATACGCCTCATTAAGCGCCTGTGCGACTTCGGGGTATGTGTGCAACCCTGACAGCGGTTCCATGGACGGATTGCCCTCAGCGGCCACGGGAACGGTATGAGGAGGGATGTTCTCGGCATCAGGCGTAAAGAAGATCGTGCCCATGCCTGCTTCACGTACGTCGGTCAGGAACTTGTGGTTCTCGATGACGTTCGCCATCTTCTGCACTGACTTCGCATAGTTGATGTCGGGTTCGATGTACTCACCCATGAGATCGCGCAGAGCCTTGGGAATGTCCTTGCGCTTCTTGAAGATCGAGAGATCCTTGGCACCAAGCTTCGCCGCAAGACCGAGCATGTTCTCGTTCTTCTGGCCGGCCCAGATATACTGGTTCATCTTGTTCTCAACCTGAGCGTCGTTCAGTTCGGGGAACTCCTGCCGGATCCATGACTTGCCTTGATTGCGAATGTTCTCAGGGATCTGACGTGCCCATGCAACGGGGTCGTCGAACGTGCGGTAAGACCGGTGTAGGTAGACACCCTTGTTCTCTTCGATCGTATTGGCCAAGTCGCCCTCGATCATGCCAAGCTCAAGTAGCTGGTCGCTCATGCGGTCAACCTCATCACGCATCTCGACAATGACGTCCTGGAGATCTTGTGGCAATTGATTCATAGCCTGATTGTCACCGCGCATCGCACGATCCTGAAGGATGACAACCTCTGACGGTACGCCCTTCTTGTAGTTCAACTTGATCGCCCTGTCGTAGCGACGCAGGGTCTGCTGGATCTGCTTGCCCGTTGCGTTGATCTTACCGTCACGCTGGATCATGCGCTGAAACACCGGTTCGGGGATGTTGCCTCGGGATGTGAACCACTTCTGAATCCCTTCCTTCAACGGGGTGAGCGGGGCACCGAAGAACATCTGCGCTGACTCATCCGGCTTCATCGGGATCTCAGGGGACTGCTTCGGTTGCTCTTCGTTCAGTTCCTGCAGCTCGACGGGCTCCTGTGCTTTCGCTTCTGCTGCCTCCTCTGCCACCTGTTCGGCCGCACCTGAGTCAGTGACTTCAGCCGCTGTTTGCGCAATCGTCTCAACAGTGCCGGCCGGGGATTCAGGTTGCGTCATCAACGCTTCCTTGACCTGAGCTCGTTCTGCTGCACTGAACTTCTGCCCGGGGAACGCCGCCTCGAATGTCTTGCGGGTAGGAGGTTGTGTCTTGATGATCTCTGCTGCTGCGGGGTTCTCCTCCTGCCACGCAGCTACCCGTTTAGGGTTGGTCCACTTCGAGTGGATGCTTTGAATCGCACCTGCTCCGATCCGTGCGCCGGGGAACAACGAGAATGCCACAAGCTCAGCCGCCTGATCAGTCGCTCCGGGGAACGCTCCTTTGATTCTTTCGATAAGATCTTCCTCTGAACCGTCAAGGTTGAGTCCAGCTCTGAGGACGTCACCGACACGTTCCTCTCCCCATTCTTCAATCGGTCCACTGAACGCCCCTTTCTTTTCGAGTGACTTCAATGCCTTGGCTGCAGGAGTATCAAGGAACTCAGCAACAGCCTTGACCGGCCGCGCTCTACCTGCTGCCCGGCCGACTGCAGTAGCTGCGATCTTTCTACCTGCGGCACCGGTAACTTTGCCGAACAGTTCACCGACGAACTTCTCTGTTGCAACCTCGATTGCTGCACCGGCCTCAGCCTTCATCAGTGTCTTGAGAGGATCCTCCTCTTTCCCGGTAAGCTTGTTCTGCAGAAGTCGCTCAGTCATATTCTCGGCTGCCATGCTCTGCGTCAATGCGCCAAGACCACCAATGCTACCACCTGCAAGGGCGAACTCGCCTACTGTCTTAGGAAGCCCACCGGCAATGCTGCCTACCTTGGCGGCGAACGTCTCACCCCTACGTGCTTCCTCCTGCTGTGGGGCGACGAAGTCCTCAATCGCCTGCATGTCTGCTTGCTGCTGTGCGATATCCTCTGCGCTCTCAAAGCCCTCCTTGGCGAAACGCTCAAGACGGTTAAGCCTCTCAAGGTGCCTGGCGTTCTCGGCAATCGTGACGGCTGTCCCGAGTACGGGGGCTTTGCTTTCGATGTCAACGAGACCTCTCTCGATATTCTCCAAGAACCCGATCGGTTCATCGGTGCCCCTGTCATCAGGGCGAAGCAGCCTGCGGTTGCGTTCCCGTTGCTCCATGAGCAAATCCCTGCTGCTGCCAGGAAGGGAGAATGGTGTGAGACTAACATCTAGTTCAGCATCAGACGTCAATCTTGCGTCGATACCTGCAAGTCTGATGCGGAATAGATCGTCTTCTCCTTCCTGCGGTGGGGCGATGCGTGCTTCGATAGGACCATAGCGTTCGGCGATTCTGTCGAGGATATCTTCGGGCATGCTGACTACCTCTGCGTGAAGCGTGCGGGGTTGTTGATGAAGTCGACCAGGACAGCGGCAAGCCTCTGTGCTCGTGTGCGATTCTCAAGGCTCTTCTTGGTCTCCGGTACGATACGAGAGGTTTCGCGATCAGGTACGGTATAGTCGGCATCCTTGAGCACTGACATGAGTTCCTGCGCTACATCACGCATATCCTTACGAACAGCCGGCGGCATCTCGGGACTGTTCATGATGCTCATCGCCCTTGAGATGACGAGTGCGTTCTGATCTCGGAATGCGACCTTCCGTTCCTTCTCGGCTGCCGAGTTGAACTTGCCGATCCATGTTCCGCCTTCAACCGGCTTGAACCCTGACGTAATCTTCTTGCCGGTCTGCAATGCACGTTCGATCAGGCTTTCGTTCTTCTTGAGTTGCTTCTGTTCAGGCTCACTCAGATCGATCTCCTGCACGAGGCGTTCGAACATCTGCTGACGTGCTGCCTGCTGTTCCTCAGGCGTTGCCTCGGCTTCGAATTCTGGTTGATCTTCGCGCAATGCCGACTCAATTCGAGTTCGAACTTCCTGCGGCATCTCCTGACGCACACCGCTAGGCCCGGACTCTGTGCCCGTCTGAACCATCTTAGGGCGTGATGACAGTGGGTCTTCAATCTCAGCCCTGGCCGCCTCCCTGCGACGTGATGCCGCAAACGGATCATCCTCACGGATCATCTGCATCGCTTGCTCACCCGTGATGTCCTGACCTGTGATCGTGCGCCCTTCCTGAGCGCCTTCTGCGGCACGCTGAGGGGCATCGAACTGTAGCCCCATGTTCTGCCTATGGAGCTGCATGATCTCGTTCACACGCGCCGTTACTTGTGCATGTGTCGGAGTGAATCCCTTCTCGCCCGTTAAGGAGTCAGGCTTGATCGTCATGTTCTTCATGATCGTATCGTAGAGCTTCGTGATGTCCGGGGGTTTGACAAGCATCTTTGCGTTGCCGTTGCGATCCCTGGTCATAACTCCACCCGATTTATCAACCCAATTCTCGCCAACGTTCTGCCCTGGAGGATACGGTGACTGAGCCTTCGGGATCGGCATCTTCTTGATACCGTAACGAAGTGCGTTGAGCTGACTGCGTGCTACAGTCTTCTGCTCTTCAGTAAGCGTCTCGTCCTGATCAAGCGCCTCGATGTCCTCGTTGATCTGCTTGATGCGCAGACGCTGCTGCGATGTGTAACGATGCTCGAAGTCTTCATGCCTGATGCGCTGCTGTTCGCGTTGCATGTCGAGCTGAAACTTCTGATAGTCCTGATCGCGCTGTGCTTGGAACTGACGGGCAGCGACGGCTTCACGCGCCCGAAAGTTCAGGTTTGCCTCTTGAAGATCAAGTTGCCTGTTCTGAATGTTACGAGCTGCCAGCGCCTGAGCGAACTGCCCGGTGCCGGCGGTGAATGCGACGTTACCAATAGCCGCGGCGGTAGGATTGTGGTATACGTCGAAACCCATTTTAACCGATGCCTCCTGCGCCTTGGAGTCTGAGAAGTTCTGCGAAGCGACCGATGTCCGGGGGGATGTCGTTGCGTGCTGCGAGAAGCTGATTGCGTTCCCGTGCAAGGTCGGTCTCAAGCCTACGTCTTGCAGCGGTTCGCTCACGCTCTACCCCGCGTTGCATCGAGGGGAGTACGGTCGTCCCGGCCAGACCGGAGGATACAAGAGACTGATTGACAGCAGCCCTGCTTGCATCGAACCGAGTCCCGATATCAGCACGCTCCTGAACACCGACGTTCTCAAGGTTGCCCATGGCCTGCTGAAAGCGTTCTTCGGTCTGACGCTTCGCTTCGTCCATTGCTTCCTGTTGCTGCTCGATCAACTGTTGCCTGGCATAAGCTGCTGGATTCGAGTACTGCAATGGTGATCGCTGAACCATGTTCGGAAGCTCTGTGAACCGTCGGCTCTGGCCTGGTGCCCGTTGATCCCATGCTCCGAAGCGACCGCCTTGAAAGCCGAATGTCCGGCCGATACGCGTCTGGCCTGCGAGTGACGTTCCTGGGCGAAACATCCAACGCTGTCCAGTATTCGGCACAAACGTCGGGCTGCCGGTGCTGCCTGCACGACCGCTAAAGATTGGTGATGGCATATGTCTTACTCCTTTGGTTATGAGACTACTAAAACGCCGGCGAACTGGAAATCAACTCCAGCACTACCGTTGTCGACGCCTGCTCCGCTATTGATGACGAGCCATGAGCGCAGGACGAACACCTCTCCTGTACCAGACAGAAGGTCATCGGTAATGTCAATATAGATGTAGTACGAGTCCGACTCATACGTACCCTTAATGTTGATTGACGAGCTTGTAGCGGCAAGATCGACAATATCTTGCCCTGTTGATGTTGAAGGCGCTGCTGCATAGCGCGTACCGCCGACACGAGCAGAGATGCTGACTTCACCCATCGGCGACCGAGCGGTGTACAGCCCTGACTGCAGACGAACCTTCAAGTATGCTTTCGTTACCGTCCCAAGCAGTGCTGCCGGGATCGTGAAGGCCTGCCAATACGTCCAAGCGTTCGCAACCCATGGATCCGTCAAGGCAGTGTTTGAGTACCATGCCGCCTTCGGGTCGAACGGTGACGTGCTTGCTGTCGTGGTCAGCGTATTGGCGTTGCAAGCCAAGAGCGCTGCCGACAGGGTAGCTTCATTGCCACCACCGACAACATCGTCAGAGAACCCGGCAAGTGACAGGCCGGTTTCGACACCGCCAACAACCAAGGTGATGGTTCCGGCGACTCCGTCGGCTGCCTGCTGTGCAGTGAAGATAGTAGAATCGGCACCGGTCCCGCCGTTGATCGTGACAGAGACTGTCTTCTCACCGTCAACCCATCCTGTATTGTCGGTTGACGTCGGGCTGATCACGTCGCTCGGATCGCCTGTGATGATGAGGTCGGTATCACCGGACGGAACGTATGTCGTGTCAGGCTCGTTGTTCGTCGTCAACGCCTGCAATGTAACGTTGAATGCAACCCCACGGACAGGAGCAAACTCAGCCGGGGTGATCGTGAAGACCCTTGCGACATCCGCCAGGACGGTCCAGCCTCTACCTTCAAGGCTTGACTTCGCAGTCAGTCCCTGCGCTCCGAGCACAGAGTTGCTTGATACGTCGACATAGCCGTTGTCAGTGTTGAACGTGTCAAGATCCTTGAGGATGTCGTCACACTCCGATTGACTCAGCCCACAACCTGAAGCGTCGAAGCTCAGGATCTTCGTGCTGCCGCTGAAGTCGTAGACGTTGATACTCGTGCACCCGCTGAAGTTCAGGGTACTGAGAGTAGAACTGTTACTCACGATAAGGTCGGTCAGTGCGGTATTGTTCGACATCGTGACGGTCGTCAACGAGTCGCAGTCGTCGAGTGTGACGTCGATAAAGTTGTCGTTCGGATAGCTGAATGTCGTGATTGCCGAGTTCGACAGATCGACGGTCGTAACACCGCTACCTGTAAGCGTCACAGTAGCGAGCTCAGGGTTGTTGTCGAGGATCAGCTCAGTCAGTTGTGTGCAGTTCGTGAGGTCGATGCTGGTCAGCTCGTAAGCGCCCGTAGCCGACACCTCCTGCAAACTTGGATTGTCGGACAGGTCAAGCGTCTCGATGTCGGTACTATCGATCACCCCGAACACAAGCGGAGTGTTCTGCGAGAAGTCGACCGTAGTCAGGCCGGCGATGTCATCAAGGCTACCGAAGCTCTCAAGGTACGACCCGGAGATTGTCAGGGACTGAGTAGCGATCGGGTTGTTGTTCAGTGCATACAGCCAGATACCGGACCAACCACCGTTGATGCTCAGACTGTGCGAAGTGCTCGGCTCAGAGATTTGCGAGTCGTTCGCATCGGTGCCGACGATCACGCCTACTGCAGTTGACGTGCTCACATTGATCGTATAAGAGCTTGTGCGGTACGTCCGGCCGACATAGACGGACGTGTACACCGGTGGTGCATCAGGTGGGTCAGGAGGGATTACAGGGGGCGGAGGCACAGGCGTTGGCGGGGGATATGCCGGGGGCACTGTGATCGGTGCGTCCTCGATTGCGGTATATGCGAATGCCATGTGCCTCGCTCCTTACTTCTGCTTGATGACGTTCGGGGGTGAAGGGCTCTTGTCCTTGTTGTCGCGCTTGATCACTCCGCATGCTGCGAGTGCGGCAACGACTACTACCAAGATGGCCCACATTATCAGCATGTCGCGTTTCATGTTATGCTCCTTTTTTATACGCCAGGGTGAATGTAATAATCGAACTCAACGTTGACGTTATTGTTTGAGGTGGTTTGATTGGTGATTCGCAGGAGATAGACGGTATTGTTCTTCAATACAAACTCACGAGTTCTGCGGGCTGAACCTGCATCTGTCCTCCCACTCCCAACTCTCCATGGCCCCCACTTATTGGTTCCAGTTGCACTGACTGATCCTCCCTGTGTGATGCCTAGGAAGTCAGTGAAAGAGCTATTGAAATTTCGGTTCACGGATGTGATGGCGGTTCCGGCCGTGCTCACCGTCGGACCTTCCCAGAATTGCACCTGAAGTTCGCTCTCAGCCTCGACAATGCCGACCAAGTGCGCAAGCTTTATTCCTTGGTCTTCACCGGGGTTCGTGCTTGACACTGTGCCCCAATTCGGAACCGTAATCAGGAAATCCAATGACGCGCCATTTGCGAGCGTGACGTTGTGCGTAGCTTCGTACGAATCGCCGCAGTGGATTTCGTGGTGCTCTGAGGATATGACGACCGGAGAGCCAAGAAAGATATTGTCTGACAACATCCGCCCTATGTTCCCGTATTCGTCAATCAAAAAAGACGCTGTCCGCAGGGATGTGTTACTGTCTTCGCTTACCTGCGATTCGAGTTCTTCCAAGCTTACCTTTGCGTTGCCGCTGTTGGTCAGAGAAACGTTATCGTAGTCGCCATTTGCTTTCTTGCCGGTGATCACGGCTTTTGTCAGTGTGGCATCGTCCTGATCGGTAATCGGCGTTTCGATATTGTGGCTCGACCACTTGAACGGGACTTTGCGCAGGACCGTTGTCAATTCAAAATCGGTCTGTGCAACTGCACCGTTAGTGTAGACGACACGTAGATATACCCCAAAGGCAGGCGGTGAAAAGAACTTCTCAGCCCCGGCGAGGATCGTGTAACTCTCAGCAGTCCGCCAATCCGTCAACCCATCCCGAGAATACTGAATCTCAAGCCCATCCGTTGCGCTGTCCTGATCTGCTGTAGCGAACACTGAGATGGCGTTGTATGCAAGGATGTTGACTGCTGTTCCGGTGAACGTAGCACCACTGCCAAGCGGCGTGGTTGTTGAGCAGCTTTCACATAAGTGCCCCTCTGCAACAATGTGCAGTTGACCGTCGTCATTAACTCGTGCCGGGTCGCCCGTTACAGGGTCTCTGATTACTCCGAATAAACTCATTCGCTACGCTCCTACGTACTGCGTGCCGTCATACTGCACGGTAAGATTCTCACCCTTAAACAGGACTTGGTTTGACGTGTCGTCGTAAAAACTCTTGCCGTTCCAATCGATGTCAGCGGTGAACGTCGAGTCTAGGCATGCGATATTCCATACCTGGTCGGTCGGCGGTGCGGCCGGCATCGTGACGGTTACTGTGTTACTGCTCGCGTCGATGATGATCGTGTAGTCGTCAGCGGCCACAACCGAATAGTCGTTCGTCACTGTTGTCACGGGTGCCGATACTGTCTCGGGGAGGATGAACCAAGCTTCGTCTTTGCGGACATAACGATTCCCGTCGGCCGGGGCCTCTTCAGTTACAGGAACCCATGCCGCATCCTGCCGACCATAAACAACACCGTCCTCAGGGGCCTCTTCGACCTTGCCCTCGATCTCGGTGTTGTTGTTCGTGATCAGCTGATAGATCGCACGCAGAGCGATTCCGATCTCCGCCAGGCTGAGGGTTTTTGGGAAGTATGCATATCGTTGGCTCATCCAAGCATCCTGCGGTTCGTGAGGGCTTCGACCCTCAGCGTTACGTACTCCATGCCCCAAGGATCAAGCCCGCTGTTCTCAAGACGAAGGATTGCGGCCATACCGCGCAGATTAAGCCGATCTGAGAGCTGAACACCTTCAGGGTTATCCCAAGTGCCGGAATCAAGCGTTGTGCCTCTGTAGGCCTCCTCTGCACTCTTACCGGTGCGAATACTCCAATCCACACTGCCGGACAGACTGCCGAGGACTCCGGTCATGTCACGCAGGAAACCTTCCATATCAAAACCGTTGCCGATACGGAATGGACCAAGCTCTATGTGAGATTCGATCTCTTCACCGTCGTCGGTGTTGAATGCGTCGTCGAAGAAACGGATATACCCGTCTTTGCACCCGGTCATAACGTGCGTTGAATCTTGCACCGGCTTGCTATGCGAGATGGTGCAGAATGGTGTCTGTGTGGTGGGGAGGGAGACGGGGAAGAATCCGCGTGGTTGATCGGACTTCCATTCCATCCACCAATGGCCTTGGGTAACGCCTTCCTGGTAGACGAAGATGTGAAGCCCTCTCTCTCTGCGATCGTATTCAAGCGAGACCTGATAGCGGTCGTCGGTAAGGTTCTTCAATTCCTTCGGAAGTTGTGTCGACATCATGACCGGGAACCCTTCAGCGCCTGGCGGGATGACGTGCACACCGGAGTCGGCAAGGATGATGATCTCACTGCGATCCGTTGAAGTCCATGCGTCACCGCCTACTACACCTGCATTCTGCGTGACAGGTCCGAGGGTAGCCCCCGGGAACGCCGCGTCACCGCGCAGGATCCAGATTGAGGACTGACATCCGAACATGATATAGTCGTCGTTGTGCGGCATGAGAGCTTTGATATCCTCACCTACATCACCGGCCGCTGCATTAATCCCGGCCACTGCCCGACCATAGTCGATGTCAGATGCGCCGAAGTCCCAATCGAGAGGGTCGTACTGCCTCGACATGCTCCAGAGGTTCTGACGTGACAGCACAAGCCGTCCACGGTAGCGGGCGATATTGTCGCTTCCCGTAGGTACTTGGCCAAGGTCAGTTGTCGCAACCCATAGCTCAAGCGTGTTCAGGACGGGGTCGTAGATCTTCGGGCCGCGTTCGATGCGGTAGACTGCGGTTCCGTCACCAGGATTAACACCGAGAGTGATTCCTCCGGCCGCAATCGATGCGATCTCATACGTGCCGGCAACCGTCGCCCCTGCAACCTCAGGGAACACCACGACGTAGTTGTAGGTATCAAGACCGATCGCCGACCAGTCAGCGATACTTGCTGCTGAAAGAACACCGCCGCTCAGTACGCCGTCATCTCCTGATGCACGGGTATCGCCGCGGTCGGCAATGTAAAGCTTGCTCTGATAGGATTGCCCACGGATGCGCAGATCGGAGTTGATCGACAGATTCGATACGACAAGCTCCATGTTCCCATCACGCGTTTCGCGGTAGAGATTGCCGTTGCTTCCTGCGACTACGATATCCCTGCGTGACTCTTCGAGGGTATCCGCCTGATACTGCACCTGAAACAGGTCGACACGTGCCGTGCCGGGGACTGTAGCTTCGATGCCGAACCCTACTCTGCGATGAGTCGTGGGGGACGTGAGAGTCAGCGTCTGTGATGTCAGCAGGGCATTACCCCAATAGACCTTGACGCTCGAACCGTTGATCAGGAACCAGAATTTCTGCCGCTTCGCATTGCCACTGCCACCGCCTGCGGTGAACGTGAAAGACGCGTCGAGCACCCCGCCTTTATAGTGGTACAGGGTGCCCGCATACGCGTCGGTAGCGTCAGTCATGACGAGCTCTGCGACAAGACCCTCGTTGAACGGGTCAGGGGTCGTATCGTTTGCGGCTGCCCACAATTGATACTTGCCGGCAAAGCTCCCTTCAAAAGGTGCAACCTCCATCTCAACCGTGTAGATCTGCGTCGAGTCAAGCTCCGGGTCGAGGGCATCGCGAATAGCACCGCCCTTCAAGACGTCGTACGAGATCGTTGCGGCCGAATCATTGTAGATGGCCGGGAGATTCGAGGAGTAGGACGGGACCGCACTCCAGCCATTGTCATCAAGCGCAGTGACATTGAAGTTCTCTGCGAAGACGCGGAAGCCGGAGTCGTCGGTGACAGTCACTTCCTCAAGGAGGTTGACTTTACTTCCGCCGCCAAGCTCCTCTACGAAAGCCTTGCCCGAACCAGGGCGAGACCCACCGCGTTCACGATCCTGATAGATCTCCTGAATGCGGACATTCTCAAGGCTCGGCGAAGAGAACGGGGCCTGGTTTTCATAACCAACCTTCCGTTCAAGTCCGAGCGCAGGGAACCGTAGATTGAGCTTTCGTTGCGGCATTAGTCAGAGGCCACCGTAACGAGGTTGAAGTTGGCGGATGCTGCTGTGCCGATGTTGGCATAGAGCAGGTCCGACTCATCGGTTGCTGCGGTGTTGATGAAAAGACACCCCTTGGCGTAGCCCTTGTCGCCGTCGGTCGGGACAGTTGCGCCACGGGTGAGGATCTTGCCGTTCTCAACGGCACCATCAGTCCCGGTCTCAGGGATGACGGCAATGTCCATGAATCTGCCAGCTGCTGCTTCGTTCATGATGTTGTTCCTTCTGTTCTGTTGTCGTTTGGGAGATTAAAGAGCGTACTTCGTCTGCAATGCACTGACCGCAGATGTGATGTCGCCTGAAGATTGGACAGCGTCATAGAGCAATGTCTCGACAATGTCAGCCTGCGTGGTTGCGCTTGCAATCAACTGGTCAACCAAACCGGCTGCTCCGATATCGCCTGCAACCTCTTGCACGTCGTTGATCCTGATCTCACTGCTTGCGCCATTGGCCACAAACGTCCACACATTCCATGTGTTGCGACGGTCTACAGTACCGGTGATTGTTGACCCTGCGAATGCCGTAGCATAACCAGTTGTTGCCGCAACGCCAACACCGTTTGCACCGCTGGACATCAGCAAGCCGTTGCTTGCGGGTTTGGTGACGATGTGGAACGTGTACCCCTGATTCACATTCAGGCCGGTCTTGCCCATGAAGTCAGACGCATCAAACCTCAGACCTGCATAACCGTTCAGCATGCTCGGAATGTATGTCGGCTGATCCGCAATCGTCGCCTGTGTTACGTCGTTGCCGTTGACCGTAGCGTCTGACCATGTTTCCGTCGGGATGTGAACCTGATTGCCTGTGCCGTCATTGTTGGCATTGTCGTTGACCTCGATGTTATCGAAGTACGCCTTTGCCCCAGTATTGTAGCACCTAAGGATGCAGTCGGTCAGGGCCACACCAGTGCTGTTCGTGAACGCCTGAAGCGCATCATCAACGTAGTATTCGATTGTGCTCGAACCGGCTTCCCTACGCATCTCCCACGTACCGGATGACTGGAACGTGATGTCGCGAAGAAGGCTTCCGTCGAAATACGACTGCTTGTCGACATACCCTGAACTCGGTTCCTCTGCGATCTGCCACCATGCATTGACGCTCAGAAGGAGAATCTGTATGATCTGCGTTCCAGCTCCACCAGGGAATGGGGTGATCTGCTCAAAGTCGCACTTAATGCTGAATCCGTCGAGTGACGGCAGGAGCATTTTCGCTGTGCTGTAGTTGACGCTGATCCCTTCAATGCGAAGCTTTTCATTCTCGACAACCGGCGTAGTCCCGGTAACTGTAGGCCACCGTTCGTTCGGCAGTGCGCCGATCCCGCCTACACCACTGTCTTCACCTGAACTGCTAAAACCGTCATTCGCTACAAGCGGGACATCGATGCTGTCAGGAGTCAACCACTGCACCAGGTTCGCCTGAGGAGGTTCAGGAACGCCATTCCCGTTGCCGAACTTAAACCGGAACTGCTTGTATAGGTTAGGACCGCTCATAGCGCCCCCTCTTAGCTGAAGTGATAGTAGACGGTAGCGGTCTCACCAGACGCGCAAACAGCGCTCCAGCGGCCCTGTCTCCATGCGTCAGGGATCTCTTTGCTGCTGACCGACTCATTCTCGATCAGGTTGAACCCTTCGTCTGCGACAGCGTCGCGACCGTTGAATTGGAAAAACACGGTATTGGATCCGCGGTTCTGGATGATGAACGACTTGACCTTCGTGCCGTCCGTCCCGGTCGGGCCGAATGACTGAGCGCTGTCGGTTACACTGAGTTTACCAGGAAGCTGTGGCATTAGATGGGTACTCCATTTCGAGTGATGCTTGCACCAAGAGTGCGGTCGAAGTAGAACTCCGTCCCGCCGTACGTTGTTGAGCGATCAAGATTCTCGCCGAGGTTATCGGGCATGTGATCACGGCGATCACGCTGAACGCTTGCTTGTAGGAGATTGAGGTATTTCTGTTCGTACCCTGTCGACATGCCCTTGTCCATCTCGACCTCTGCCAGGCATGCAGCCCGCAGTGTTTGAGCATGGACCTCGATTCCGCGGGGATACGGAAGCGATGAGGTGACTGCATCGGGCAGGATCGAGTAACGATACGTCAGGGTGATAGTCGCGTCAGGGGTCGGGTATAGCATGACGTCCTGACGTTGCCCCTCTGCACCTGTCATCGAACGAGGGATGACTGCGAAGTGAGTCGGGGTACTTGAATAGACTTGGTTCGCCCTGAGGTTCTGGATCTGGCCGATACCGATCCGCCTGACACGGATGTAGACGTTCTGTTGATCGATGATATGGAAGTCGCCGGTGATACCGCCGTAATCGTCAGGAAGCGCGTAGTCGCCCGTAGCGGTGATCGAGAAGCTGTCAGGCTGCGTACCGCCGCCGGGAATGAACACCTCTTCTCCTGAGGCATCGCCGACAACCTTGACCTGCGTTCCGCTGACGTAGCTGTCGATGACGTAGGAGTTGCCTGACGTGTCGAAGGTCAGTGTGCGGTCTGTCATGGACGGGTAGAAAGTGGTAGAGCTGACGGTGATCGTAGAAAGCGCACTGCCGTCGTACACCGGAAGGGACGGTGGCCTGACTTCAGTCACATCGCCCCAGACCACAAGCTCGGCCTGCGGTTCGAGGAAGCTCCATTTGTGCGGCACGGTATCACCTGGAAGAACCTCGGGGAACAGGAACCGCGAATAGCCCTGCTTCAACATCCGTGTGATGTGCGCATTGCGTTCGGCGTTCCATTTGCTCTCCGTCCGGGTATACCCCAACTCGTAGGCGATGTCGCCTCGGAGGTCATTGTAGACGTTGATCAGATTCGGTTCGGACATAGTGATACCTTATGTTAAGCGCTAGCCCCCGGTACCGCACCAGGGACTAACGCAACCCGAAGGTTTAGGCGAGGGTCGCACCGCTGTACGACTGAAGCTGCCATGCAGCGCCGTTCCACTGAAGGATGGCCTGTTCATCGGCTGCATTCATGGTGATCGTGGCGAGTGCCGTAGCACCGTCAATCTGAACACCGTTCGTTACAGTGATGACGAGATCCTGCGAAGCGCCGATAGCCGTGCCGACAATGAACCCTTTGGTCTGGCCGATGATCGTACCGTCAGCCAGAGTGTAGGTCAGTCCGCCGGTTGCGGCCGTACCATCGAGGATGGTCATGCCGACTGCGGTCGGCGCCGGAGACAGGGCACCGGATGCCGGAGTCGCCAGGTTCTGAACGACAGCGTCGAGATTGCCATCATCAAGCCATACTTCGCCGAGCTCGTCCGCGGAGACAGTTTCGAGAAGCAGGCCGCTACCACGGCCGACGTCGATACCGCCGGTGTAGAACTTGCCGTCAGCCTGATCAGCCCATACGCGAGCCGGAGCGGTTGCAACAGCTTCACCGATGAGGCACTTGGCAACAGTACCGGACTTACCTGGTTCCTGAATGGTGGTCATCTGTGCACGGGTCAGGTCGTCGGTGAAGACGCCTGCGAACGATTCGGAGTTCGGAGCTGCACCGATCACATTCTTATGACGAAGTGCGATGGTGGTGTTGGTGAGGTCGTAGAACGCAGCCTTACCCTTCGTTGCCGAAGAGTCACTGCTGTAGACACGCCGCGGATTGCGACGGAATTGGTCTTTTCTGTTGGCTTCCATTCCTGCCATGATGAATTGTCCTTCTGTTTGGTTTGGTTGCGGGGCCACGAATGTGACCCCTCACGAAATCACGCGGACCTAGGGTACGCGGTTGATCCATGCCTGACGCCGACGATCAGTCATCATCAGGTTCCAAGTGAGGTCAGTGTAGACCGCACGTACGTTGTGCTTACCGCTGACCATCTCGGGACCAGTCTGGCGGAAGTTGTTCTTGGTGTGGATGTTCACCTTGAAGTGCTTCGTGTCGAGCATGAAGATGTCGTTCGTTGCAGTGGTGAACTCAACGTCGAGCTGAGGCACGTACTGGAACGGCAGACGCTTGAACACGACAGTACCGTCGAAGGCGGCGATGTCACGACCGATGTTGTCGTTCTGGGCGCGAGCCATGGCGATCAGGCCTTCGATGACCTCTTCGCCGCAGAACAGCTTGTACCGGAAACCCTGTGCGCCGTCGTTGCTGACGGTCTTAACCGGGCTCTGGAAGGAACATGCACGGAATGCACGACGGAGTTCGGAAGCGAGGTCTTCGTCCGTGAACGAGTCGTAGACGGCATTGTAGTGCTTCCACTTCTCGTAGGTGTTCGAGGACAGGCCGCCGGGGCCGGAGCTGAATCCAGTGATGTCGCCACCGTTGAAACCACGGCCGGAGGTGGCCGGCTTCATCCAGTACTTGACGCCCCAAGGGGTGATGTCATCGGTACTGTCATCCGGTGCCTGCCAGAAGGATTGCTCCAGCTTCTCGGCCAGACCGAGCATCATGTCGATGCGGCGGGTGGCGATGAGGTCGACGAGCTGCTGAGGGCCACGGTTCATGGCCTCTTCAGTCACGTCATAGATGAAGTTGTTCGTGGTGTTGCGCCACGGCACAGCGATCCGCTGCAGGTTGTCCTGCACGGACAGAGCGTCATCGGCATAGAGGCCGACGTGCTCAGCAGTCCGAGACTGATCAACCATGAGGTTGTGCTTCATCTGCTCGGTGCCGTTGAACTTTACAGCGTCACGGCGGAGCATCTGATTCATTACGATGTACTGAACCAGGTCCTGGGCGATCATCCCGAAATTCGGATCCGGGAAGTCTTCGAGTGTTGATTTGACGAGATCGTCGATGGTTTCTGCTGCGATAGCCATTTGATGTGTCCTTTATTGTTTCGCTTACTTGCCGCCGAAGACAGCGCTCCACGCCTCTGCAACTCTCGCCTTCGCCCGCTTCTTGCCCTTCGGCATATCATCGATATTGCGAGGTTTCTGATTCGATGGCTTGGCAATAGCTCGGTTCTGGCGATGATTCGTCGCCTTCGTCTTGGCCTGAGTAACTGCGCGGTTTGCACGTTTATCGGGGAACGTAATGCTCATGGCGGCGTCGAAAATTTTCTGGTTGCTCCAATCAGGATGCGCACGATCCTGGGCGTCCATCTCAACGACGAGCGCCTGCAGGTTCTTCTGATCTTTGAAGAGACCGTCATATTCGAGATTCGCTTTCTCGACAGTCTCGTTCAACCACTTTTGAGTTTCCTGCTGCTTCGTCTGCTGCATCTGCTCCTGGTAGCTTTCGGTACCACTGCGCAGTTCAGCGAGCTCCTTCTTGAGGGCTGCAGTCTCCTCATGCTTCGCTTTGCCGATGGTGTTCATGTGTTCGTTCATCTGCTTGAGGAGTTTCGCGGACTCGTCGTCCATGTCCTCAGGCAGTTCGAGTTCGAACGGCTTGAACTCCTCGGCCTTTTCCGCCTCTTCAGCTTGCCCGGATTGACTGTTTGCTGCAGTGCCCCCGGTCAAGGCGTTACGTTCCATCAGGACAACCGCAGCTTCCAGCGCGGCCGGCGATGTGAAAGACTTCACGTCGTCTGCTGTTAATCCTGCACTCGCAGCACGGAAGATCATGTCGTTCGACAGTTGATCGATCGGGCTGCCTGTATCTGCGTTGCCGGGATTGTCATCGGCATCGCTGTCCTCACTGCCGGCGGAAGAGTCGTCGCCGGTATTTGAAGTTGTTTCACCATCCTCTTCAGTGTCGAGAGTAAGATCATCGTCCGTGTCCTCGCTGTAGTCGAACAGGTTGGCGTTCGGGTGATCTTCAGTGTTGATCTGTTCAGTGTCGACGGCGGTATTGCCTTCGGCCTGACTCACAGAGCTGTTGCTGTCGTCAGTCTGAACTTCAGGGATTTCGTCGGTCTCGACGCTGTAGTCGTAGTCGCTTGCGTTTGCCATGATCTTCGGGCTCCTTAGCAGTAGGCGTCACGGTCGACAAGACCATGAGCCTTCAGGTATTTTCGTTGATGTCCGGGGGAAGTGAATATCGCGTCGCCTCGGCTGTTGTACTCGGTAGGTACGCCGAGCTCGCGATCCGCTTTCATTGCCTCCTGCACTTGATTCGGTGCAACACCGGCTGCCTGAGACGGTTTCGGCCACACTGCGCTGCTCTGCCCCCCTGCCGGGAAGAAGACGCGTCTGGCGATAGCCCCGTCGTCAAGTTTGATGTACGTCTTGTTGTCCGTCGGATCGACGAACTGACGCTTCTCAAGATCAGCTACGGACATGCAGAGTGTTACCTCTTCGCCCGATTCGGTTTTGCGGTAAGTGTAGGCTGGCACGGTTATTAGTTCCTTTTGTGACAGTGGTCAACCATTCGGGTGATTGCCTCTGTGTTACTCTTGAGACTTTCCGTAAGGACTGAGCGAACCCAATCCTCAAGGCTGAACAGCCTCTTTGCTACATAGAAGATCAGAATGATTGCGACAACCCCTAGCGGGTCGCCTACAAGCTGTACGATCTTCTCGATTGCTTTATCCATCATGCTACCCCAAAGCGAGCTGCGGCCGCCCGCTCTTTAGGCTGAGTGTTCTGACCGAGAAGAGCTTGGCTCATCTGCTGGTCGCGGAACGCCTGAGTCCCCCCGGTAGGGACGTTACGACGAATGTACTCACGTGTTGAGGTATTCGACGTAGGCGGTGGGTCTACGGGTTCTTGCTGCAAGTCTGCTTCGGGATCTTGGAACTGCACAAGCTTCTCGATCTCCGGCATGTCGGAGTAACGTGAGAGGATGTCGAGGAGTTCCGGCATATGGAGTTGTCCGCCCTGCTGCTGCAGGAACGGTAGGGATGGGAAGATGACCTGGCTCAACATGGTCATGAGCATATTCATCCGTTCAGGCGGCGACATATGCGTGGTTGAGTACGGGTCAATGGCGATATTGTAATCGAGGAAGTCACCCTCCTTGGCGTCCTCGTTGAAACGAACAGGGATCTCGATGCCGATGTTCTTCGTCCTCTTGACGAGCGGCAAGTCGATCAGGGGGTCATACCAAAGTTCATTGGCGATGGCCTTGCCTACGCCCTCTGCAAACGTCCAGAACCGTTGACGCATGATCTCAAGGCGCTTCGATGCGCTCTGACCGAGCAGTTGGTCCTGGCCGAGCGTCTGCGACTGTGCGGCCAACCCGCCGATCAGGTCGATGTTCCCGGCCTGATAGCTGTTCCAGTCACGCAGCTGCAGTAATGCGGCCTGTGTTGCAGGATCCGCCCCGCCCATGCGCATCTCGGCAACCTTGCTCGGATCCGTCACTCCAATCATATCACCGTCGTTCGCGTTCTTGATGCGCTTCGCGTCCTCACTTGCACCTACACCGTAGGCAGTGACGTTCTTTTGCCGGCGCGACTGATTCGCTACCTTGATCATCAGGTCGTTTGCGAGTTCGCTGATATCCCTCCAGCTCTGTGCAGGGGCTACAGGCATAATGTTGTCGGGAAGAGGAGCGAAGGACAGGAGATGGTAGGGGCCTTGCTCGACTCCTTCCCATTCGACAACGCGTAGGGGCACCGGGGATTCCTTGGCAGGGATGGTGACTACAAGATTGTCCTCTGGCAACCAGACGTCGATCAGCTCTACCGAGCGGCGATAGGTCTCGGAGTATTGCCGGTACCCGCTCAGGTTCTTGAGAGCATATTCATCGTCGTCATACTCCTCGTACGCCTTCACCTTGTCGGTGTTCTTGTAGAGCCCGGACTCATGGAAGATATCCCAGCTCATGCGGTACTGATTCCCGGCGAACCGAGCCTCTTCGTAGTTTCGTGCTGAGAAGTCGACAACCCAATCGTCAAGGCTGACGTTGACTGCGAACGGCTGAGTAGCGTCGATGATCGTGCCTTTGTCGACCGCGGCCGTGCCGACCTTCATGATTCCCTGCGAGAACATGGCGTTCATGACGACATTTTGAAACTCTTTCTGCAGGTTGATCTCGTCGGCCACATGATTCAGTGCCATATCGAGAAGCGACGACTGACGCTTGAGCCCTGCGACCTTGCTGCGTGCCAGGAACCTCGGGATGACCGGGGCGATGCTCTGAACGTAGATATCGACGGTGAGCTGCAGGAGGTTGAGAGGGGTCTGCTTGCGTCGATGCGAGTTCGCATACGTAGTATCCCCGCCGTAGTATCGACCGGCGTACATCTGCATTGCGTCGTAGGAGTGCCGGCGGAACGGCCGCAGTTCGCGATACGACTGATCGATAGCGGTCTTCAGATTCTGAAGGCTCTTCTCTGCTAGCGGGTTAAAGGGCATCAGTTAGCTCCACATCTGAAATTCTTCGCGATCTCTGCGCTCTTGCTCTTCATGCTTGAGCAGACGCGCCTTCATGCTGTTTGGGGGTATGTAGCGGGCTTTGAGCGATTCCTCATCGTCTTCGCCTTTGATCACCGTCTGAGAGTCCTTCACGGCCTTCCATGCAAGGGCATCAGCAATGACCCTGTCACCATGCGACTTGCCGGCACCTGTCGGGTCGATAGCCCCCTTGGTGGCCGAGTGCTCGACCTTGTCACCAGGGAGGTTCACGTATTCGCGGCATTCGTTCATCGCATCATAACTCGGATTCGAGAACTTGCCCTGGTTCAGGGCATCGCGGTATTCACTCAGTAGCGAGTGCTTCTTCTCCGGGGAACTCGCCCAACCGGGGATGTCAGTCACTTTGTAGGTGATGCTCACATCGTCCTTGCGGCGATAGATGTACATGTACTGCGCATCGAGAACCTTCTGACCAAAGTTCCGGCCAGGCCCATTGTTCTCCCAGATAAGGAAAGCTTCATTGAAGATCTTCGCGATCTTGACTGCATACCTGCCGAAGTCCTCGGGGGAGATCCGAGGGTTCGCGTATTCCGCAACCTTCTCACCGGTGATCTTGTCGCAGACAGTCAGGCATGAGTTCGATGCGCCTGTACCGGCCGAGATATCAGCGGCGATGACGAACTTGCTGTATTCGAGCGGGGTCATCTTCTTGTCGGCCGGGAGATACCAAAGCTTCCAGAGCCCGTCCTCGTTCTTCTCGAACTCGATATGATTGTCGTCGTTGTCGAACACGAACTCACCGACGAAGTCAGGATCCCTTACCTGCGACTCCATGACCTTCTGAATCGCTGCCTCGTCAAAGAACCGGAATGAGGAGTTGTGATAGTCGATATCCAGTTCCTGTGCCACGAGCATCGGGTGTGCTCTGCGCCGGCACTCTCTGTCATACCAGGGCGAGCGGATCTTACCGTCGAGGATGAAGGAATAGTCAGAGTCGAACTTCATCTCGTCAACTTCTCTGCCTGTCGGCGAGAACTTCAGGAACACGACGTCCTGATCGCCATACTGATCGTGATCGGCCGCACCCGGGTAGAGCTGCTTGTAGCCCTTACCGTTCGTGTAAAGCCCCTTGTTCTTCCGCTCGTCATCACTCCAGTGAAACCGCAGGATCTTCCCGTCCGAGTTGTGCCCTGACTTGATGTTCTCTCTCACATCGAAGAACGCATTGCCCGTGCCCTTCGGCGTGCTGTTGAAGATACGGCAGTTCGTCACGTCGGCAGTAGCCGCAAGCACCTTGTACCCGTCGTCACGGGAGAACGTAGCGAATTCGTCAAGGAACATGGCCCGGCTTCTACCACCACGGAACGCGTCACCAGTAGCAGCCTCGCCAAGAATCGCGCTCTCCGTGATGTCGTTCATCAGCATGCACTCATTGTGAGTGTACTTCGGCTTCAAGTACCATGGCAGATACTTGAACATGAACTCGACCTTCCAGAACAAGCAGTCCTTGCTCCCGGTCTTATCAACCAAATCTCTCTTGCTGCTCACCACACCGAACTGCTGATTGTGCTCGAACATGAACTGATGAGCCATCGTCATCAGGCAACACCATGAAGCCCCGGCGTCCCTGCTCTTCTCGATGAGCATGTCCCTCTTCCCTAGGGATTCGAAGATCTCATGGATCATCTCGTCCTGAAGATCGAAAGTGATGAACGGGATCACGGGGTTCCCGCCCTTGTCCTCCTCACGAGGGTCGTACGTCCAGCAAAACGTGTTGATGAAGAACAGCGGATCCCTGCGGCAAGCTTCCTTGATCTGATCGAGGCTACCTCTGCCCCCTCCTGTGGTCAGCATCTGATGCAGTCGCTGACGATACTTGATGTTCTCTGCCCGATCCTTCGGGACGTCGTTGTAGAACATGCAGTCTGAACGATTGAAGCTCACTCAGAACCCTCCTTCATGACCTGCCTCAACGCGTCAGCAAACAACTTGTCAAGCGTACCATCACCCTCGATAGCAGCCTGCTTCTGTAAATCTCTCTTGTTCGGGACGAAGATATCCCGTACCATATCGTGATGCCGCTCCTCACCGTGCTTCGTACGAATACTACGCTGATAATGCCCCCATGCAGTCACACTCGGAGCATCGTCTCTCGTAATACCTCTCAGCAAAAGAACGCTCTCAACCCATTCAACGTCCTGAACCAACGTCGTCTTAGGATTCCCTCTCTCCTCCCAGTACTTCGGATCCTCAAACGGTACGCCCGAAGGAAGCTTGTCAACACCGACAATGAACTCGTCCTCGCTGATATCGACACCAAAGCTACCAGGACCAAACCGCGGATAAAGCAACCTGCAACGATCCTCCTCATTCGTACCCAAAGCCTTCAACCTGTTCGACTCAGCCTTGAACAAATCCCAGCGGCCCTCATCCTTCAAACGCTTAGCACGCTCTCCGGCATTCTCCTCTTCAGACCAACGCTTGCTCCATTTACCCATGACTCAAACAAATCTCCTGTCGTGTTTACTTTTCATACACACTGTTCAGCAACTTTGCAAGTGCCCCTAAAAACCGTTTTAAGCCATTCTGAGACACTTTGACGCAAGAGGTAGGGTGATCAGCGTAGCTGACGATAAAATCGCTGTACGGGTATTTATTTTTGAAAATATTATATAATTTTTTTGTTTCGAGGGGGAGGGGCTACCTATATGGGATGGGACCCACCTGGGTAGGGGGGTCTGGTAAAGATTCTAATGATACCCAAGGAATCCCTTTTTAGCCTCAGGATGGCATTCATAGCGTCGCATAATAACGATTATGTGCGATAGTTCAGCCTCAAACCACATACCAGGGAGGAGATCGGGACTATTGGGCCACCGATTCACCCCTCTTTTGATATGGCGATATCCGCGCGGGCCGATGGGTCTTAGATGTTAAGCAACTCCACCCCTTCCCAATCCCTCAATACCTCTTGTTACTCGTTCCACTCGTAACCGCTCTCCCCACACCCCTCTCTATAGTCTCTCCCCTCTCCCCTCACGAATCAGGGTATCCTCAGCCCCTTGTCAGCATGCTGTCACCGTTGCCCTCTGATGCCGATTTGATACCCTTGAACTCCTCGCATAACGTATGTGCACGCGTTGCCTATCTTACTGCGTATTGAGACAAAAGTTTGAAAAAAGTTGTACAAGGGTCTTGAAAGGCGTCTAGACGGTGAGTATAATACCTCTACACACAAACCGCGGTGCATGCATCGCAAACAGAGAGGTACACTATGACAGCAGATGAAGCACGCGAAGAGACCTTTACCCGTCGCGAGGCATTGGCGATTGTCCGTAATCACAACCTTGATTGGGACGACTTCTTGAGCGAGGTCGGTAATCATCAGACTTACAAGGGTAGCGATATCCTTGACTGGTTGGGGTACTAATCATGGGCAACACCTCAACCCGCGCAATCCGTCAACATCGCCTTGTAAGCGCTCCTAAGCCCATGCAGTCCTGGCGGGTGTACCTGGACGGCAAACACCTTGAAACGGTGTCCTACGTGTCGTCTATGCGTCATGACGAAGTGAAAGACAGCCTTGTCATGCACGACGGGTTTCATCCTGCAATCAACGTCAAGAAAGGGTAATAATCATGTACAAGCTTTATTGGAAAGGCGAACTCATCGACGAATTCGAAACCCGTAGTGAAGCGCTCGAAATGATGCGCGAATACAACCTGGCCTATGGCGGTGGCGTCGTCATGGTCAACCCCTAGCCAAGTAGACTTTGTGGCGGGTGCAATTCCCGCCATGGCTACCAACGATCTTTGACAATTGAGCGTCCCCTTTGCACCCCTTCACCGGGAATGCAGTCGTGACTTGCTGAGCTGCCTGTAACCGACATCAGGAGCAAAACCGCAAGTATCGACGCAGGATAGATAGCCGCTGGCAGTCAATGACCCCGAGGCGGGACGCATTACCTTTTTGTGTTTTGATTGCGCCGTTTGAGCGCAACACACGAGAGCATTATGAGAGACATTCGAACGCAGATAATTTTGGGGTGTGCAATCACCCTTGTAATCATCAAATCGGTAGGTTTGGGCTACTGCCTGAGCCGTATCGAGTCGCTTGATATCCGCTTAGCTGATGCCGAGCGCTCTATCGTCAAATCCAACGTCAACACCGCGAAGCAAATCGGACGTATGCGGACTGAGTTGAAACCTCAGGCACCGTGCGACCTTATGAGCTTTGTTTTTGAACCTTTGAGGTAGTTATATGGCGTCTGAATTCGACCTGATAACCTCAGTGATAAACGACCCTGGAGTCGATGAGAAGTTCAAAACAGAGGAACGCAAGCGCCTTGCTATCTGCACCAAGTGCCCAACAACGGGCGACAAGTGCTGGTCTTGCGGTTGCCATGAGTGGTGGATTGCCAAGGGCAAATCACCGGCACCATTCCAACGCTAACTCCAACCCCTTGCTCAAGCGTCGCAATCACAACACAAACCGCCTTGCCTTGACCTCAGTCTATCACGCTTTTACCCCTTTTTGTGTCGGTGCCCAAGTGGGTGCCTCTCGTGTGTGGCGTGGTAGGCTGAATTCAGGGTAGGGCATAACGAGAAATAACACAATGAGCAATTATTACGAAATCACCGGGAAGATTAACGGTGAAACTGAGGTGCTTTTTGGGTCGTTCGATAAGAGCGATTGCACCTATGAACTTGATATTGAACGCGACAGCTTGAGGGGCGACGGTTACAAGTGCCTGAAGATCACGTGTCGCAAGCTCGATGATGACCTGTCCCCCCGCGACCGTCTACTGTATGAGATGGCAAAGCGGCTTGACGCTGTGAGTGAGGCATTGAAAGCCGAGCTAGGCGGCGAGTTCACTGGTAATTGGGACGCTTACCGCAAAAGCGTTGCCAATGACCTGCGCGAATTGGTCGATCACTTGAGCACTGACAAGGCTTTGCCTATGTACGACTACGACCGTAAGGGTTGGTTGCAGAAAGCCTCCCTTTCCCGCTAACACACAAACGAGAGGTAAGACACATGAACACAAACGAACTCAAGACCGCCATACGTGCGGCGGTCGCAATGAAACGACCCCTTATGATTTGGGGTCAACCCGGCATCGGTAAGAGCATGGTTGTGCAGGAGGTTGCCCAAGAGCATGGCCGTTGCATCGATTTCAGAGCCCCTATGCACGATACGGTTGATATGATGGGACTGCCTAGCACTGAGAACGGTCGTACCGTCTGGAATCGTCCCGACTTCATCCCTACCGATGGTGAGGGCATCCTGTTCATCGACGAACTACCGCAAGCCTCGCCGGCTATGCAGGCTGCACTGTCGCAGTTGATCCTTGACCGCCGCTGTGGATCGCACAAGCTTGGTGACGGTTGGAGTATTGTAGCTGCAGGCAATCGTCAAACCGACAAATGCGGGACTCACCGTATGCTTGAGCATATCAAGTCGAGGATGATTCACGTCGCGCTTGACGTTGATGTCAACGCATGGTGCCAATGGGCTATCGCAAACAACATCAAACCCGAGGTGATCGGGTTTATCCGTTTCAAGTCCGATGCCCTTGCAAGCTTTGATCCGAGCAAGAACGAACGAGCCTACCCCTGTCCCAGGGCATGGCAAGCCGTTTCAGAGCTTCTAAGCGTCAAAACGAACGGGGGTGAGTCTACACCCGAAAATATGCCGAACGTCGCTCAGAAGCGCTTAAAAGGCCTTATTTCGGGTAATATCGAACATGAGTTGATCGCGGGCACCGTAGGAGATGGTACTGCGGCCGATTTCATGGCGTATCTGCAGCTTGCACGTGAGTTGCCGAATCCAGACGCGGTATTGCTTGACCCGATGAATGCTCAGCTTCCCGAGTCCCCCGGGGCAAAGTGGGCTATCGCTACTACGCTTGCAATGCGTGCGACGGTTGACAACTTCCAAGCCGTTTTGCAGTATGTCACGCGGTTAGGAGATGAGTTCAGCGTATTGACCGTGTGCAGTATGTCAGCCCGTAAGGAATGGCCGGAGCTTTGCACGACTCAAGCGTTCACCCTCTGGTCTATCGAGAATAAAGACGTGTTAACCTAACAAGAAGGAGGTAGAAATGGACCTCAAGCTTAAAAGCTGGAAGATGGGCGAGAACGAAGGAGTTCCCACGATTCAAGGCGAGTATGCCGTAATGCTAAACGATAAGGAGGTAGCAACGCAACGGTTCAATGAGGGGTATAGCACAACCCCTATCACGTTTCCCCGTGAGCTAACCGACAAGGTGCGGGCTCTAACGGATGAAATCAACAAGTCAATCAAGGATTCATTCTAACCATGAACGACAACATGACAACCGAAGCCGCCAAGGAACAAGCCGCCGCCGATCTCCAGCAAGAACGCTATGACGAGTTCGTTGCGAAAGTGAAGCGTCGAATGAGTTCTATCGCCGCTATCTCCGAGGAATTGGAACGCGAAAAGAAGTTGCTCAAGGAGATGGAGTTTACCGGATAACCTTTCCCCGCCAGAAAAACCCCGAGCCGTTGCAGGTGGAACACCCTGTAGCGGTTCTCAATTTCACCCGATTAGCAACCCATAACACGAGAGGTAACATCATGACCGAAAACACAACAGACAAGGTGCACAAGCGCCTCGACATCACATCGCGGGCTATGCTCGTGAATCTGTCGTTCGGATCCTGGCGGGCATCTAAGCTCGACAAGAAAGAGACCGAAGCCGTGCGCAGTAAGACGCGTTCAGACGCGTTTCGCACCTATAAGACGCTGGTTGATAAGTCAGCCCTTGAGGCGATCACCAAGAATCAGAATGCAGCTCGTGCTTGGCACAATGACCGCACCGTCCCCTTTGACGATAAGGGTCGGCGTGTGCTGAGCTCCGCTATCTTCCTTGAGTATTCGTCTGAGCTTAACAAGTTCAAGGCGACGCACGACAAGCTTGTTGCCGACTTTATCGCGGCCTATCCCGATATCGTGAACGAAGCCAAGGTAATGCTGAACGGCGGTTTCAACCCCGACGACTACCCCTCACCTGAAGAGGTCGAAAGCAAGTTCAGGTTTGAAACTGAAATCGAACCGATCCCGACTGCCGGGCACTTCATGGTCGAGCTGAATCATGACGCGGTTGATACCGTGGCGAAGTCCATCGAGGACAGTGTGCAGCGCAAGCTTGAAAGCGGTATGAATACCGTCTGGAAACGGCTTTACGACTGTATCGAGGCCATGGCGGTAAAGCTCCCCGCATTCAACCCCGACGAAAAGGGGGCAAAACGTGGGACGTTCCGCGATTCACTCGTGACGAACCTCACCGAACTCTGCGACATCCTCCCGGCCTTGAACCTGTCGGGTGACGCGGGGCTTGAACAACTCAGGCAGGAAGCCGTTGAACAGCTCACACGCTACACAGCCGAAGGGCTTAGGAGTAGTGAGACCGCACGTAATGAGACGGCCAAGGCTGCTCAGGAACTGATTGAACGGATGAGCGCCTACGCGTAGATCCCCCGAACCTTGTGCCCTTGCTGTATAGTAGGGGCACACATTCGCAGGATTAACGCAACAACTCAAAACGAAGGAGGTTGCACGTGCAGCAGTATAAACCGCCCGTAGGCGTCACCATCAAATTTGGCAAGGACGGGTTCAGCGTCGGCAAGTTCGAAAAGGGCTTATGGGCCAGGTGGTTCAAGCTCGACATTTTCCTGTCGCGATGGATGCGGCCATGCGGTAGTCCGTTCCCGAGCAAGACACCGATCCGTGATGCAAACTGGGATAAAGAGTTCGACTCGGAGCTCATTCGACGTCTTAACAGCAAGAACCCCGCAGGGTTGCCGCGTGCCGAGGTCTACGACTATAAGTACGCCAAGAACAACCCTTGGAAGGGCAAGTTCTGGTTCGTGTTCGATACGCGCATCAGAATACCATCAGTGTTCATCAGCCTTTTCGGCAGGTTCTATTGCGGAATCAAAACGTACAGCGTTGAAACGACGCTCCCCGAGAACTACGACGCCAGGCACAACCCTGCAGGTGATCGTACATGGGTGAAGGACGAAGTTCCCGAAGGTCGCTACGGTTGCCCCTCTGCAACGCTATGGAGGAGCAAACGAGGCGACGGTTAACATAAACCCAAGACATGAGGTAATCATGGGAAACAAGCCAGAAGATCACCGTCTCTACCAGGAGGCAGAGAAGCTTATCTTCACGGAAAAAGAACGGATCATTATTGAGGCCGTGAAATGGAACCTTGAGCGCATCGAGGAATCCGAGGCGAAGATCAAGAAATGCCATGAGGAGATCGCCAAGCTCCTAACCACGTAGTCAACCGAACCCCGTGCCATCTCAAGGGGGTGGCACGTATTCGCTTGATTCACACACACAAACGAGAGAGGTAGTATCATGACTGATCACTCAGCACGTCAAAAGATCGGCAAGGCAAGAGCTCAACTGCTGATCAATCAACCGTTTTTCGGCGGCCTTGCGCTTCGCCTGCAGCTTGAAGAGGCTGCGGGACTCGGCACTATGGGTGTCGATGGTAGGAAGATCTATTACGACCCCGAATTCGTGCACAAGTTGCGCGGTGATGAGCTTCAATTTGTTGTCGCTCACGAGGTCATGCACTGCGCATTGCAGCACGTGACAAGGACGAACGGCCGGGATCACGGCAAGTTCAATCGTGCCGGTGACTACGCCATCAACCCGATTCTGAAGGATGCAGGGTTGACCATGCCCAAGGATGGGTTGATCGACCCTCAGTACGCAGGTAAGTCGGCCGATGAGATCTACACGCTACTCCCCGACGAGCAGCAAGGCGGCGGGAATAACTTCGGCGGTTGCGGTGAGTTCGTCAAGGCCAAGGGCGAGGACGGGCAAAGCACTGCTTCCCCTGCCGAGGCTAAGCAACTGGAGAACAACTGGAAAGCTGCAACGGCTCAAGCTGCTCAGCAAGCACGCAAAGCCGGGAAGCTTCCTGGTAGTTTGGATCACCTTGTCGAGGGACTGTTGTCCCCCAAGATCGACTGGAAAGCGGCATTGCGCATGTTCATCCAGATCACGACCGACAATAACGACTCTACATGGTGCCCGCCTAATCGGCGGTTCGCCCATCGCGGGTTATACCTACCGAGTCATCGCAGCACGAAGCTACCACACCTTGTGGTCGCTTTCGATACGTCTGGAAGTGTCAGCGACAAGGAACTGCAAGCGTTCGTCTCAGAGCTGAACAGCATCCTTGACGAATCACCTACAAGGTTGACGCAGATCATGTGCGACTCTGAGATTCAATCGGTCAAGGAATACACCCCCTACGACCTGCCCCTCGACGGGGTGGAATGCAAGGGCAGGGGCGGAACATGGTTCAAGCCTGTCACGGACTATGTTCAGGATATGGACGAAGCTCCCGCGGCCTTGATCTACGCGACGGACGGGTTCCCGTGCGACACCCCTGAGGATCCTGGTGTACCGACCATATTCGTCACAACTCAGAACGAGGACTTCGCATCCTTCGGGGATGTGATCAAGATCGAAGTATAACGCCGAAACGCCTCCCCGCGAGGCGTCCGCTCAGGACTGATCGCCTGGCGCTGATGAGGCAGATCCCCAACACACAACGAGAGGTAGAGAAAATGAAGAAACCCGAACGCAAGTCAACCGAGGCCCGGCACGAAGTGCAGGCTTCAATGAAGGAGAGCGGTGTTGTCGGCGAGATGATCGTCGGTATGGAGCTTTACGAAGCCCTTATGAAGGTCATGAACTGCATCTCCGCGATGCCCCCTGACACCCGCATCAAGCTACTTACAAAGGCACTGAAGCCTGACATGGTGATTTGCACAGGCCTTGACGAACAGCAAGAGAAAGTCATCATCGATCACCTGATGAAAGCCTGCCTCGAAATCGGGGCATAACGAACCTAACTATGGGAGTGAATGAACATGAACGAGATCATCATCAAGGACACCCCTGAGCAACGCGTCAGAAAAGAGCTCATGCCGATCGCTACGCTGGTCGACTTCATCAAGACGGGGGAGGATATCCCAGAGGCGAATCTGCAAAGCCTCATCGCCTTGAGCGAACAAGCTATCGTGCGCCTTATTGCATCCAGCACGGAATGGAAGTAAGGTAAGTAATTCCCACATCCCCATCCATCCCACAGGGCCGGCAGTCATTTAGTCTGTCGGCTTTTCCTTTCACTTTCGAGGTAGCTTCATGAACGACCCCATAACATTCGAAGCGCATCATGGCTGCGTTCATATTCGCATCACCATGACGCCAGAAGCCTATGCGAAGGCTATGAGCATGAAGATCGGCAGTGGTGACGTGTTGGCGAGGTGTGTCCATGGCACGCTATGGCTCCTCCCAAACGGCAACCCCATCATTCAGTACGGCTGCAGGATTGAGTTCGAGTTTACTATCCGCAAAACATACAAATATCACATCTACCGCAACGGAGATTGGATCGAATGCATAACCAAACTTCTACAGCCCCTGGGAGCGACGCACTTTGCAGCCAGTGTGAAACAGATCCCGTCACAGTCTCAGCATCCTATCAAGGAGTATCCGTCTCAGTCGAGATAGAGCCGGAGGAGTACGCCAAGTTGATTGCCGCGGGGATAGAGGGCAAGAGGATGTATCTAACGTATTCTGGTCGGCGATGGAATGAGTTTGTTGTACTGGATGGATTCATTGCGTCAGATCAGCCTGTCTCTCGGATGACAGGATGTAGGACAGCGTTTAGATTGCCGCCAGGGACACACTCATACGACTTCCGCCACACCGAATCGTATCGAGAGTATGAGGACAACGTCCGCACTGCGCTAGAATCAATCGCGACCAAACTTCACATCAGATCAGTGAGCCCAAACCTATGGACAAACCTCAGCAACAAGACTGCGTCAAGATCGAAGTTCCCCGAGTAGGGACGCTTGAATTCACTCCTGAGGGTTATGCCGGGATGATCGCGATCATCATCAAGAGACCTGATGATCTTGGCATACATGCAACCGGATGGGTGAAGGATGAACGCGAGTGCAATAACCCTTGCCGCAACAAGACGATCTACATTTACGACATGGCTGACATGGGTGCAAAAGATTTTGCCAT